AGACAGTACGGAAAGGACCCGTAACAATCAAAGCAGGGAAAACCCGCAAACTAGCAACGGAAGCCGCAGCAGTGGCATCGCCAACTACACGGAACTGTTGCAAGTGGTTGAGAGTTTTCTTAGCACGATTGTCGTACGCGAACACGCCAGCGATAGTGAAGGTTTCACCATCTTTGACGGTAGCCGTAGCACCAACAACGTTGACACTAATGGTCTGCGTCATGTACTGGCCCGGAGCAGGAGAGATAGCAACGCTTTCATACGTTACACCCGTCTCTGCCGTACCAGCAGTCAGGGCAGAAGCCGCAGTACGAGTACCAACAGTGAAGGAAGGGAGCTGCTGAGTGAACAGGGTATCAATCCCTGCTACCTTGCCATCCCAACCACCACGATACACACCACCAGCGACTTCGGTAAGCGAAGCGTTGTTAGTGGAGTCGACGATCTGCGAACCGAGAGCCTGCTTGTCACCATAGGTGAGAACAGCCTTCATGTCCATATCATCACAGCCTTCTTCCTTCAGGCGCGTGTAGCCCGAAGCAACGTCGTCCCACTGGGAAACAGCAGATGAGCCATCACCAAGAGCGTTGTTGGAAGCCAAGGCACAGAAGCCGAGGATGTAGGCATCAATATCCGTGGCAAGACGCAGAGCGGCTCTCCTCAGGGCTTCACTCTCACGAGCTTCACCGATGTCACGAATCTTAACGAAGTCGCCCCAGCCCATACTAGAACCAATGACCTGATCCAGTTTGTACTGTTCGGAACCGAAGATGGTATCCTGTACACCGGCAGTAAGATCATTCACAGCACTAGACGTGAACGTAGTCGTATAGTCAGGCGAGATTTGTTCAACAACGGTCAAGCCGTTGCGGTCATTCATTTCACCGTCGAACTTCTTCCACGTCACCAGAGGTGAGGAAACAAGGTTATTTTGGAAGATCGCAGCAAACGAATTAAGAACCAGTTTTGCCTGATCTACAAGCACAGTAGCCATTGTGAGACTATCCTTTATTTATGAGTTAAACCCTCAACTCTTACTGAAAAAAGAAGAAGAGAAGGCGTCAAGGTCGTCCGTGTCTGGCTTCACTGTACCGCGAGCAGCAGAGCTGCCCTTGTTTGTAGGAGGCGGTTTAGGTGCGTTAGAGACTTTAGGACGGGCCTTTTGTTTCTCCGTGTCAGCATCCAAGAACTTAGCTTCCAAGCGTCCGAGAGCAATGGTGGCCTTATTGGGGCCGCTCTGAACAATCTTAGTTGCTTCGTCAGGGTTGTTGGCAAGGTAGTACAAAACGTCCGTACCGTAATCCATCTCCATCAGCGTGTTCTGTAGGTATTCTCCGTAAGCTTCGTCGATTCCCTCGAAGGTGTCAATCAATTGCTCACCTTTCTCGTTGAAATCAGGATAACGCTCCCGTGCGGGACCAAGCTTCTCTTGCCAGTTGGTCTGAAGTTCAGCCTTCTGGGAATCCATAGCCGCCTGTTGCTTCGCTCGGTCCAACTGTTCATCGACTGATCTACGTTCCTCTTGAATAGTGAAACGTGTCAGGTCTTTGATGTAGTTAGGATCGAACTCACCGAGGGGATACTTGTTGTCTCCATCCTCGCTTAGATCATTAGGCTGTGGACCTTCTTTACCTTCAGGAACCTTTGCTTTTGGTTCAGGAGTTTCGGTCTTTTCGTTTTGTTCGAGTTTCTCTAGGGCTTTGGTCAACCGTGCATTAAGCTCTTCAGCCTTACGCTCAGCTTCTCGCTGCTTACCAGTTAGCTCATCAATGCGTTCTTGGAAACGATTCTTCTTCTTAGGCTTAGGGTCAGATTCCTCTTCACCTTCGTCCTCGTCAGTTTCTTCGTCATCCTCTGCGAGGGCATCGTCATCCTCGGATTGAGTATCTACTTTTGTAGGTGCGTCGAGAGTTTCTTCAACTGCCTTTTCGTCTTCTGACTTGGTCTCGTCAGGCACTGCTTCGTTCTGACCAAAGAACTCCGCAGAAAAGTCGTCAAGGTTAGTCTCTGTAGTCTCGTCGGTGACAACCGGCTGGCTGTCGTTTGTGTTTTCAGTACTCATAATAAGGTTTGATCGGTCCTTTAACCGTTTACTCTTCTCTGTTGCGACTTGATCCTTGGCCGGAAGGGCGTGTAACCTAGGAGTCGATGTAGTGAATTAAGAGTTAGAAGGTTGCTTACTCTTCTGAGCAGCTTCTTGTTTCTTGTTCTCCAGCGCTTCGTGCTGAATGTCGATCAAGTCAACGTCCTTAGAACCCTTAAGAATCATATCAATGGCGTCCATCTGAAGCTTCTGACCGTCGACCTCGTTGTCTGACAGAGCACGGATACGTTGGGTTTCACCATCGTACTTAGCTTGCTCAAGCTTGCCCATATCAATGGACCTGTCAGTCTTGAGTTCTTGGTTCTCAGCTTGCAGTTGCTGGATTGCCATTTGCATTTCTTGCATCTGCTCAGGAGTAACACCCACTGCGCCTTCTTCACCTTCTTCGAGGTACTGAGGCGGAATGGTTTTCTTGAGACGTGCAGCAAGTTTTTCAGCTCCGGGCCAATCCTGTGCCTTAGCGACAAGGTCGCCAGCAATAGACATAAGGTTAGGCCAGACTTGGATAGCATCCATCATAGCCTGAGCAGCCTCTACTCGACGAGTGCTATAAGAAGTACCAGTTGAGAGAGCCACGTCAAACATGCCAACCGACATGTCAACAGCATCAGGGTTCATGGGATCGTTCAGTTGAACGAACTTAGCTTCTTCGTCTTCCCCTACCGTACGAACGACACGAGTGCCATCGTAAATCTGAGGGATGAGCTGATTGATAACGTCACCTGCTTCAAGCAAGGCAGCGTTAGCGTTGTCGTGGAACGTAAGGTTTGCAACGTCACCTTCACGCTGACGTGCCATGATAGCACGGCCAGAGGTCTCGTTAGACCGGATACCCATCGAAGCATCGTGGATACCTGTGACATCTTTCATGTCCTGTTGATTGGTGTTGGCCTCGTTTAAGAGAGCCGCTTCCACTCCGGGAGGTTGTACGTTCTGTACGTTCTGCCCAAAGACTGCTTCATCGTTGAAGATAAGCAGAGGGTCACGAGACAAGTGAGCCTTACGGATTTGTTCTTCTCGTCCTTCTACGGCAGACTCAGTAGCCATCCACTTAGCCTTGGGAGCATACCCTAGCTGTTCAGCGGCAACGGAGCGCCAGAAGTTCTTCAGTCGGACAGCGTCCTTCATGAAGCGTACCAGACCGTAACGAATACGACGAGTACCAACAGTGGTAACCCGCCCGCTCATACGTACGATAGGTAGACGAGTAAGTTTGTATTCGTATGGACCAGAGAGAATAGCAAATCCTGTGACAAGGTGCATCTGTGCGTAGGAGCACCAAGCAACCCGTGTCTTAACAGGAGGGCCATTAGCTAGTACAATGTCTTCCATGTTCTCGTCGTCGAGCTGGTAGACTTTACCGTTCTGGAACATACCAATGAGGCGTTGGCGTTCAACCAGCCTCCAGTATTCTGTAATCTGGTAGGAGTTAGCATCTGCCCAATCTGTGATTGATAGATTATCCATCAGACTCTCTTCTTCGAGAGGATCAGAAGGAATGTCTCCCCACTTAGCTTTGAACTCGTTCTTAGGAATCCGGTCGTTAACGAACACCCGACGTGCGTCACGGCCAGTAGGGTCTACTGAGAACCGATCCCACGTAACAGACAGAGCGTCTTCGATAGGACGAAGGAAGATGTCTTGGTCAAAGATGTCGTCACGAGCGTACTCTACCGAGACGCGAAAGGCACCGTCACCACACTGCACGAGACTTTCAAAAGCCCCGTCATATACGCGATCAGCGCGACTCGCCATCTCGATAGAACGAATCAGGTCCCCACGAATCGAGGCAATATCGACATCCTCGTCATTCGATGGTACGACCTTGATAGCCTTTCGGCTCTCCCGCCAGTCACCGACCAATTGGGCAGTGAACTGCGGAATACTGTTGATCACCAGACAAGGAAGACCTTTACGCTGCTCAAGGACAATAGGGTCCCACTGCTCACCGGCAGAGAACTTCTTATCGTCCATAGCAGCTTCACGGTTATCTTCGTCAAAGTCTACGTCGTACTTGTATTCGTTACGCATGTCTTGGAGGAAGTCAACTACTGAGTCGAAGCCTTCAGGAACATAGTCCTTCTCTGCTACACCCTCAACGTGGGAGACAGAAATAGGAGTACCGTCAAGTTTCTTTTCCGGTACAAATGGTTTTTCTTCTGTCAATTTGTTATCCTGCCATCCATCCGTTAGGACTGTTATCGACTACGTGATTAACGTTCCAGTTAGATGTTTCACCACCTTGAACTTTCCCGTAGTCGGTCTTTGGTTTGATACGCCTTCCGGCAATCTTGTCGAACACTTCCGTCAGTCCCCACACCAGAGCGTCTACTCTGTCAGGAGAACCTGTCGAAGAGCTTCGTAGGTTGTCGATTGAGAACTCGCACATCTGATCTTCTAGTACGTCGAAGCCAGCTCCAACGTGATGCACTCGTCCTTGTTCGTACAAAGAGGAGATAGGTTCAGCACGAATGATTTTACCACGAGAAGCGTGAACCAGTTTAACAGGGATTGATCTGTCCTGTGCCTTAAGCACCGAGCTTACCATCTCTCCGCCTTGGTTCTTCTCTGCGACGATCTTGTCAGCAGACCACTTGCGGTACATGTTTACAGCACGTTTGGCCCAATCCTCCGGCGTACCTCGTAAGGAAGCATCCTCAAGCACGTATCCTCGACCGTAGCCATCTTCATCTCTAGCGAATCCAATGACGACAATACCGTTTTCATCTGATCCTTCGTTTGAAGAAGCAGCCGGGTCGACTGCAACGATGACACGTTCAAGGTCTGCTGGTGCTTCATTAACTCGGCTCTCGTCTATGATGGTGTGGTTCCAGAGGGCACCGGGAATATCACCCAGTACTTCGCCTTCTAGTTCCTGTCGGCCTAGTCGAGTCCCTCCGTAGCGGTCGTACAGTGCTTTCACTGTGTTTTTTGCTAGGTTGGCCTTGTTGTCCAGAGTAGAACCACGGGTGATTTCTGTCTCTGGGTCGGCTACTAGCTTTTTAATAATTGCTTTTGGCTGTGGTGTAGTGGTTACCAGCGCCTGAGGGTGATCCCCTAGACGTAAACCAAACATCAACTGATCCCAAACTTCTTGTGAGTAACGGAACTTTGCAAGTTCGTCAACCCATCCGAAGTGATGCTGTGGACCACGAAGCTGATCAGGCTCGGTAGCGTTGTAGCACCAAGCACGGGTCCCGTTGGGCCACGTTAGGCAGCGGTTAGTGGGAGACCAGCTTTCATCAGTCAGTAGTGGGTCACAAGCAAGGAGACCGGAGTCCCCTTTGATCATAACGTCACGAGCATCGGCTGCTGTCTCAGCTACTAGAGCAATACGACAACCAGGATGTTCTGCTGCTAGCTCACGAATCCACTCAGAACCCATACGGGTCTTACCGAACCCACGACCAGCGAGCACCAACCATGTGTTCCAGTCCCCTTTAGGGGCTAACTGGTTAGGTCGTGCCCAGAAGCCCCATTTCCACTTAAGCTCAGCCTTCGCTTTCTCGCTTAGGGAACTCAACCACTGATTCTTCTCCACTTCGGTTAGCGAGGCGAGATAGGCTGCGGGTGAAGTCGTTGACATCTTCTCTTACCTTGTTTTGTTCCAGCTCAATAGCGCCACCGTCAGGCCCGCTAATCTCTTGCCTGTCACGGTAGAGACCCAGATGTTTACCCAGAAGCTCAAGCCCGCGTAGGGCGGCCTGTGGGTTCCCAGATTCTGTTGATTCAACGATAGCTACAAGCTTGGTAAGGACGTAGTCACTCGTAAGTTCCATACGTTCTTTTCGTTGTTCCATGTATTTCTCGACCTCAGCTTTAACAAGTGGGTGTCGAAGGAGTTCAGCTCCCATTTTGTTTTTGTTACGGGTCTTGTATCCTGCTCGTACTACAGCCTCGGAAGCATTGAGGTCTATTAGATACTCTTCAACGAAGAGGAGCATTTTTCCTGTTAGTTTGGAGCCTTTACCCCGGACAGGAGGCTCTTTACCCGGTTTCAAGTAAGCCATAAATTTAAATTCCTTTAATCCCTATACCCATATTATACCAAATATATCGCTACTTGTCAAGTTATTTCTTCAAATACGACGAAAATAAATATTTCACTTGTGGGGTTGACTTTTGTTCTGTTTTACATTATAATATCTCTTTATAAAGAGTACTTATAAAGAAGATGATTACTAAGAAGACTATTTCTAATAGAAAGTTCTTAAAGAAATCTCTTATTAGAACCTCTTTAAGAAGTTCTTAAAGGAATCTCCTGTTAGAACCTTTCTAAGGAGTTCTTCTGGGGGAGACCATGTATAGGAACTTATAAGATGTCCAGGAAGGAGGGGCCGACGGTAGGAGGCCTTACTCTTTGTCAACCATTATAGCCTAGAATGGCCAGGAAGGGGTCACAGAGCGACTTTAACACACTCTCCGCTACCTGTGTACCCTAAAGCCTTATCTTCGCGCTGTGAGATACCTTTAAGAAACGTTATTTTTTTTCTGTAACAGAGTAGGTGGGCTGACACGCCCCTACATACGCGCGCGGTTTCACCCTCCCCCCCCGCCCCTCGGAACATAAGGGGAACAAATACTGGTCGCCCCGGTGTTCTGGCCGGCTTCCCGCCCTTCTCATGCCAGCCCTACCAGAGGAACATAGGGTGAACAGACACTGGTTAGCCCTTCAAGTCTGTATAGGGCAACACATTGAAAACATTGACTAAACGCAAATAAGTAAAATAATCGCTTGACCTCAAAAACACCGTCGAGTAGTAGTGCAGTTGTTCCCCGATGATGCCGAGCGATCACCGCTCACTGATAGGGGATAAATACTTCACTGAATTGCTTCGCTCTTGTCTAGTCTCTAGGCGGAGTAGGTATGTAGATGGTTATGGCCCTTCGCCCTAGTGTAGCTAGG